GATTGTGGTTATTTCAGAGTTATAGAAAGTAAATGGAATGACTATGTGACTGGTGATGTCAAGATATCATTTAAGACAGTTGTGTATCAGAAGGGAATCGAATATATTGCAAAAATTTTAAGAGAACTAGGATATCAAAAAATTGAGGTGGCGTAAATGATAGAAGAGCAAGAAGCGAAACAGGAAGAGCGAGCAGAATCGATAAAAAATAAATTAAGAAATAAAGGAAATATAGAAAAAGATGAGTATGATTTTTGCAAAATTAACAGAAGACTTTTTGAAAATATAAGATTTAAGAAAATTAGAAAGGCGGATAAAAAATGGCAACAATTGAAGTAGACAGACTGAACTGTGAAATAAGGTTGCTATATCCAACTAACGAAAGTGTCAAAAAACTTGCGGAATGACAGGATGAAATAAATAACTATCCGATTAAAATCATTCCTCAGAACACGATAACAATGGAACAGATGAAGTTATTATATGTGCTTTTTAAACAGTTCAGTGAGGGTATAGAGTGGTATGATTTGGGATATACTAAAGACTATTTAAAAGACATGTTTAGCAGTATATATGAGATTGGAGAGTTCAGTTTAAGTCCATTTAAGAAAAATCCGTTGACATTGGATCAGGCTACTGAATTTATCCAGTTCATAATAGAACACGGAATTGAAAATAATATAAATCTTTATATTCAGGACAAAAATACAGGAGTAAAAAGACATATAAGGGAGATAGTACCTGACATTCAAAGATACGTAATCAGATGTCTGAGGGAAAGAGTATGCTGTGTATGTGGAGAAAAGCATGACTTTAAGAATGGAAAAATAGTGGACTTGGAACATTATGACAATATCTCCAGTACGGCTACAACTTATGATTTAGATGATGGACTACAGAGCAGATTTTTAACTTTATGTAGAAAACATCATATGGAAATACATAATATACCAAAAAAAGAATTTATAGAAAAATATCATTTGCAACCTGTTTGGTTAAATGAACAGTTAGTATATGAATTGCTGGACAAATATCCGAATCACTTCAAGCTGTTTAGAAAGCGCTTGAAAGAGGGATATTATAATGACGTAATAGTAAAGGAGAAAATAAAATGACCGAAGAAGAAAAAAAGAAATATGAAAAAATATTTTTAGAAGTCTGGGACAATGATTTATTAGAAAAATGCTTATTGATGGATATGCGTGAATTATTAGGACTTGAAAAAACGGAAAAATTGGAAGATGGAATAACATTATTTTATTACAAGACAACAAATGGAAGGATATTTGTAATAGAAGATGACAGGATTTCCGGAACTTTAGAAATTTATGAGGAAAAGAAATAGAAATAACAGGACAATGGCAACTAAATAATGACTGTGATTTGTAATATTTTAAGATGACAATGTCAAAAAAATATGTTGCACTTTTACTATTTTTAAGATATAATTCAGTTAACAAACGATAACAAAAGGAGGATGGCAGTATGGAAAAAATAATAAATGTTGCTCAATATATTTTTAATGAATATAAAAGAGTTACGGGAGAAGTCATTGATGAAATGAAATTGCAAAAATTACTGTATTTTTCACAGAGAGAAACAATTGCTATTTTAAACGAACCTCTTTTTGATGAAGTATTTGAAGGATGGAAGTATGGACCTGTATCAAGAGAGGTGCGAACTTCTTACACGACAGATGGAATAAATTATGAAACGGAAGATATTAAAAGTGAAAGTAAATACATAATAAATAATGTAATTCAAGAATACGGAGCATTGGCTTCATGGAAATTAAGTGCATTGACACATAAAGAAATTTCCTGGATTAATTCTCGAAAGGGACTTAAAAAAGAAGAAAATGGAAAGATTAAAATCAAAACTACAGATATACAGGAAGATGCAAAAAAAGTGAGACCTTATGATTATGTGTGGGATATGTATTATGATGAATTTGATGATTACGAAGTGGTAGTTTGATGATAGGAAAAATAGTCAAATGCCGAACTCAGTACTATGATGTAAGGTTACAAAGAAATTCTATTAAATCAAGACCAGCATTAGTGTTGAAAAGTCCTGAAGATGATGATTATGTGGTTCTTCCTATTTCAACTATTCCGAATAGAACAAATGTAAATCCAGTATATGATATAGAAATAGATCCTTCAAAATTTTCAAGAATAAACTTGACAAGATTATCATATGTTAGAACGCATAGGATGATTTCAATACCGATGCAGCAAATAGACACTAGCATTATAATAGGAGATTTAAAATCGGATTATGAAGAATTTTTTTTAGAAATAGTGGAAAGAGTGGAGCAGTTTCATAATGAAATTATGGGAGGATTGTTAGAATAGCAATTAAAAATGGAAATCACAGTTATTAATTTAGCTGTGATTTTTTATATAAAAAAACAGGACAATGGCAGTTGAATATTTTTGGTCTTAGGGTATAATATAATACAATATTATGCTTAGGAGGAGTTATGGAAAATATATTTTTTGAAACAATAAAAATATTGGTATCTCTATTTGTAGGGATTCTACCATTCATTGCTACAATATTGACAATAATATATTATGTGTACCGTGATGAAAAAAATAAAAAAATAGAAAAAAATCAAGAAGAAAAAAAATTTTTAAGAGAAAAATTAGAAGTAATAGCAGAAGAAATTATAGGCTACAATTTAGAAGTGCAAGTTGCTGAAAGAAGTGGAATAATGGATGAAGTAGACAATGTTCCTAAAAGTTATAAAAAAGCTTTTTTTCTAAGTCAAATGTATTTCCCAGATTTATATGAAATAATATGTCGTTATGAACTAAGTATAACCGCAAGAAAAGCTGTAAAAGATGGAAATACAGGAGAGTATAAACAAACATATTCAAGGGAAGAGGAATATGATAATTTTTTGGAACAAATATCTGTAGAAATAGAAAAAATAAACAAAATGTAAAAGACCAAATAAAACTGGTCTTTTTTGATTGAATAAATGGAAAGGAATAAAAATGAACGAAAAAGATATAGAAAAGATAGCAGAAAAGATATTGGAAAAAATGAAAAATGATAAAGAGTTAAAGGTAGAGAAACAATTAACACCGTTTCAGAAGACAGAGAAGTTATTATCAGAACTATCACTACTGAAAGGAGCTATTGATTCTAAAAATATGCTCATAGAGTATTTAAGAAAAGAGGGTATATCAATTCAGAAAAGAGAATCAGGAGTAAATGTTCAGTCCAGTAAAGTATATCTATCAGAACTGGAAAAGGTAGAAAATAGGATAGAGAAACTTCAGAAAGAAATTATCAGGATAGAAAATGTTGTAAACATGGTTGAGAGAGCATTGGATACAATCAAAAACAATAAGCATTATGACATAATACAAATGAAGTATTTTGAAGAACTGACATTTGAACATATAGCAGAAAAGTTGGATATAAGTGTTATAACTGCAAAAAGATATAAAAACTATATGATTCGACAGTTGCAACTTATTATTTTTTCAGATGATGTGATAAAAAATATATTAAATTGAAAATGATACTTTTTTGATATTGCATATAATTTTCAATCTGTTATATAATGTTAATATATGAAAAGTTTAAATAGACTGATGCTCAGATTTTTAATTCTCTCCTCCGAAAGAGACAAGTTATTGATTTATTGCAAAAAAGTCTTTTTTATTTTATGAAAAAAGTTGTATAATAAGATACAGATTTGTGTTTAGAGGGAGAAATAGTAATATATGTGGAAATTAGAGATTATTGATTTAATAGTTAATATTATCAATGTTTTGATTGCTGGCATTTTAGGAATTCTTACATATGGGACACTACAAGAAATGAAAAAAAGTCGGGAAGAGGTATATAGACCTTTTTTAAGGATTAAATTAAAAAATATTTCTTTTAATTATTGTGAAAAAGATAAAAAATGGATATTTTTAGAGAATATAGGATATTGGTTTGCTAAGAATATAAAAATTAATCTGCGAATTTCAGAAGATATTTTAAAAAATCATAAAAAGGATGAAAATGAAGTTATGAATTTTATTGAGATTCCTGGGGAAAAAATGTATATGAGAGTTAAATTGAGTTATAAATTAGATATATTAGATCCAAAAGAAAACTATTTTTTAAAATATATAGAAGAGAGTTCTAAAATACTCATTAACATTTGTAATTTAATGATAAAAAAGAAATTTGAAAATTTAGAAAAAGCAGAAGGCAAAATAATAGAATTAGACTTAAAAGATATTGTTTTATTTGATATAGATGTATCTTATCAAGATATTTTAAATAAAAATTATAATGTAAAATATAAATTAAAGTTTATGATAACAGAGATACCTTATTTTACTAATGGAGAGTTTAGTTTAGAAAATCTTCCACTCAAATTAGAGGTTTAAATTAATTAAAATTAAAGGGGCTGTCCCAAAATAATTAAAATTTTGGGTTTAGTCTCTTTTTTTATAAAAAAAGAGACACTACTGAATCTCTGTTTAATTGATTTCTTTGTCTTGGTATGTCAGGAACTGTTTACTAAACACTTAGAATAATCCTTACACGATATTTAGAGTATTTTTAATTGTAAATTTTTGGAGGTGAAGTAGCATTGACATTAAATGCAAGACAGAAAGCTTTTTGTGAATATTATGTAGCTAGTGGAAATGCTACTGAATCCGCAATAAAGGCTGGGTACAAAGAGAAATATGCGGGAGTAAATGCTGATAAATTACTAAAAAATACTAACGTTTCAAAATACATAAAAAAAATAACAGAAGAAATTGCAAATAACAGAATAGCAAAAGCTGAGGAAATACTTGAATTCTTAACTGCAACTTTAAGAGGAGAAGTAACTGAAGAAGTTGTAATAGGAGGATTTGGGAAATCAGTAACAGAAAAAATAGTTAAAAATGTAGATTTAAAAGATAGACTGAAAGCGGCCGAACTTTTAGGTAAAAGATATAGGCTATATACTGATAAAGTTGAAGTTGAAGGGGTTATTCCAGTCATGATTGTAGGTGAAAGCGAACTTGAAGAGTAAGAAGATCAGACTGCCTGAAGTAGTCGGAAAAGGATACAAGGATTTTTGGAATTTCAAAGGAAGGTATAGAGTTTGTAAGGGTAGCCGGGCAAGTAAGAAAAGCAAAACAACTGCTCTTTTTTTTATTTTTGCACTAATGAAATATCCTGGTTCTAACTTATTAGTTATAAGAAAAGTATATAGAACTTTAAAAGATAGCTGCTTTGCAGATTTGAAATGGGCAATAAACAAACTTCAGGTAAACGACTACTGGAGTATCAAAGAAAGTCCACTTGAAATTATTTATATTCCAACGGGACAAAAAATCCTATTCAGAGGTCTGGACGATCCGCTTAAAGTTACTTCAATAACAGTTGAAACTGGAAATTTATGTTGGGCATGGGTTGAAGAGGCTTATGAAATAAACAGGGAACAAGATTTTAATATGCTCGACGAGAGTATAAGAGGAGTAGTGGAAGAGCCTTTATTCAAACAGATAACAATTACTTTCAACCCTTGGAATGAACGGCACTGGCTTAAGAAGAGATTTTTTGACGTCGAAGATGAAAACATAATGGCAAAGACAACGAATTACATGTGTAACGAATGGCTTGACGAAAGCGATAAAAAGCTGTTCGAGGACATGAAGAAAAACAATCCTAGACGTTATCAGGTTGCGGGCTTGGGAAACTGGGGGATAGTTGAAGGACTTGTTTATGAAAACTGGGAAGAAAAGGAATTTGACTGGAGAGAAATTTTAAATAAAAGACAAAAAGCAAAGGCAGTATTTGGGTTAGATTTTGGTTATACCAATGACCCTGCTGCTTTTTTTTGTGGGATACTGGATCAGGAACAGAAGGAAATTTATGTTTTTGATGAGATATACCAGAAGCGGATGCAAAACACAGTTATTTACAACAACATAGAAAAACTTGGATTCAGAAAAGAAATAATAACTGCCGATAGTGAGGAACCAAAAAGCATAGAACATTTGAGAGGTTTAGGACTTATAAGGATAAAAGCTTCAAGGAAAGGTAAAGATAGTGTTAATGCGGGGATACAGTTTATCCAGGATTTTAAAATTTATATTCATCCCAGATGTGTTAATTTTATAACCGAAATAAGTAATTATAGCTGGGATAAAGATAAATTTGGCGAAACAGTTAATAAACCGGTAGATGATTACAATCACTTGATGGACGCCATGAGATACGCACTTGAGGATTACATGAGAAATAACCGTATGACTACGATTAATAAAAATATACTAGGGGTGAGATAGGTATGCAATTAACAGTGCTGGAAAAAGCATTATGGGACTTTTTAGCGAACAGATTGACGAGATTGCAGAAACTGGAGGATTACTATACAGGGAAACATAAAATACTGGAAAAACAGGACAGGCTTAAGGAAAAACAGGACAGTAAGATAGTTCACAATTTTCCGAGCTATATAACAACAATAGCAACGGCTTATTTTATCGGGAAAAATATAAATTATAAGCTGTTAAAGGAAAATCTGATGAACGAATACGAAATGGTGGGAAAATACTTAGCTACGGAGGAAGAACAGCAATGTAACTTCGAACATGCGGAAAACTGTTCAATTTTCGGGTGTTCTTATGAGCTGTGGTACAAAAATATAGATAACACGATAAACTTTAAGGCATTGGATCCCCGGGATGTATTTGTCATAAGGGATAATACAATAGACAAAAATATTAAATATGCAGTCCGTTGGAGCAGAGAAAAAGATGAAAATAATGAGTA